ACGTGCCTCATCGACGTGGACACGTCAGCTACCGCTACACCGCCTGTCAAAACGGCTCAGGATGTTATCGGAACTGCCGGATGGAAGAACGTCAACAACATCGTGAGTCCGAGGCAGCAATGCTTGTTCGGCAATCCAGCGTTGGTGGGTGTCACCTCAGGCCAACCCGGTTCGGCTGTTACCGTGACTAAGAAATTCCATTTCGCCAGCCAGCAAGGGCCGCTCATGCAATGGACGGACACCTACAAGGGTGGCGGCTTGCCTTACTGCTCACCGTCCAACAAGAACCTTCGCATGAACTCGCTCCAGATGGACGATAACAGCGAAGTGCCAATGCACCTACTGGACGCCAACATGCTCAACGGCCAAGGCGTCGTTACAGCGTTGAACTGGATAGGTGGCTGGCGGTCATGGGGCAATCGCACAGCGGCTTACCCTGCAAACTCAGACGTGAAGGATATGTTCATTCCAGTCAGGCGCATGTTCGATTACATCGGCAACACGCTGATCCTCACCGTCTGGCAGAAGGTGGATGAACCCGGTAACAGACGCCTCATTGATGCCATCGTGAACAGCCTGCAACTCTGGCTGGATGGCCTTACCGCCACGGAAGCCCTACTCGGCGCACGCATCGAGTTTAATCAGTCCGAGAACCCCACAACGGAGTTACTCAACGGTCACTACACGTTCCATATCTTCATCGCAGTTCCGACTCCGGCTGAGTGGCTGGATTTTAAGATCGAATACTGGGTGCCTTATATCGCGGACTTGTGGCCGACAACCCAAAACGCAGTAGCAGCCTAAGGAGGTAAAACCATGCTAATACCCAATCACGTTACTAACTACTCCATCTGGAAAGATGCCACGCGCCTCATCGGCATGGCCGATGTTACGTTGATGGACTTGAAGAACCTCGAGGACCCGCTCAAAGGCAGCGGCATCTTCGGAGAGGTAGCGATGCCTGTGCAATGCCATTTCCAAGCCTACTCAGTCAGGCTCAAATGGCTGACCGTGTATGACCATGCGGTGTTAGCCACGATTCAAGATGGCGCATTACTCACCGCGATGGTAGCGCAACAGCTACACGATTCCGGCACCAACAGGATCGTGCATCAAGGCTGGCGTTATGTCATGGGGACAGCACCCAAAGGATTCAACTTCGGTAAGTTGGAAGTCGGCACGAAGGGCGATGCGGAAACTGAGTATGAACTCATCAGCCTGAGAGTGATTCGCGCGGACGAAAACGGCAACGACCAAATCATGTTGGAAGTGGATAAGGAAAACGCCATTTGCCGTTGGTGGGATGGGTTCCAGTTAGTGGATAACGCGAGAAGGATTCGACAACTGATCGGGATTTGAGTAATGGTCGGGCATGGAAACCATTGCAAACGATCAGCATGAGGCAACGGAGACTAACCGGATAACCGGCATATCTCCGTCGCCTGACCCATCGCCAGAAGAAGTCGCATACCGCGAAATGGTGGTTGACCCACCTAAACCGCCTTGGCGGCTCACGCTCGACCCACCTGTCAGCTACGATGGCAAAACCTATAAGGAGCTAATCTTCGATTACGACGCCTTGAACGGTAAGGACTTCCAACGTGCAGAACGGACGTTCACCAAGATGTATAAGACCGAGAAGGGCGAAGTGGTGTTACCCGAAATGAAGCACCTATATCAGACCATCTTGGCCGCGCAGGTGGCGAACGTTCCGCCAGGGCTAATCATGGCACTTCCTCGTCGTTACTATGTAGCTACGAGGCAAGAAGCCCTAAAAGCCTGTGGGAGTTCGCCGGACGAGGAGAAAGCGTAACAGCACTCCTACGCACTATCGTCGTAAGGCTAGCGCGGGGCTGCGGCGGTGGTGTCGATTACTGGATAGGGCTCCCTGTCTCAGAGTTACTACAATACCTACTGGAACTGAACGAGCAGTTGCAGCAAGAAGCCGAGGCTGCGAAACGGGGGTGAGGACACATTAACAAAAAGATTTACTCGGCGGTTTTCCAGATAGCGGCTGAGTTGCAAGGCTCATTCGCTAACGCATTCCGCCAAGCTGAGGCACGCTTGAGAAGCTTGCAGCGCACGGCTAACACCGTGGCTACAGGCATCAAGCGGATATGGGGCACGCTGAGTATCGCCACGGCTGGCTTCGGCTTGTTCGCAGTAGGTAACGTGTTCCGCAAGCTCTTTGAGGACGCGTATAAGTCCGCCGCTGACACTCAGGAAAAGATGTTGTCGCTCACGAATGAGTTTGAGTTACACATGCAGAAGCAAGGTAGGGCGCACGCTGCGGAGCAAGCTAGGTTGCTGATGGATTACCAAAAGCAGCTAGGTAAAACAGGCATCATTGGCACGGAGATATTTCAGGAGTTGGCCGATGGGTTAGCGAAGATAGGTGAGTCACCGCGCGAGATAGCTGCCATCGAGCCAGCCTTGGCCGGAGTCCTTGCGCGTTCCAAGGGTGTTAATGCCACGATGGAAGATGCGCACGAGTTAATCCAAGCAATTGCCACGGCAGCTACCTCAGGCCGTGTCCTTGGACTCAGGAAGTTCCAGATTTACCCAACACCCGACGATGTGACCGTGCTTAAGTCATACGGTGAGAACTGGCGTGGTGCCTTGAACTGGCTGGCAGAGAACCTAAGGCAATATGAGCGGTTCAATGAGGCTGACATGACTAAGCCGATAACACAAATCAAGCGGATGCAAAATATGTTCCATGACCTAGCTACGGAAATGGGCGAAAAGGTGCTTCCGGCTGAGGCGGACATGGCTAAGGCGTGGGAAGATGCGTTGCCAGCAATCAAGCCCTACCTCATGGCAGGGATGGAAGCCTTGGGTAAGGCAATGTCGTGGGTCGCATTGCAGACGACTAACTTCATCACGGAAATGGAGCGGACTAACAACATCAAACCCGCTCTCGATGATTTGTTGAAGGTGCTCCAAGACATAGGGCAGCAGATATTCGGCTTTAACACGGACGGTCCTCAGTCCTTTGGCGCATGGATTGAGACATTAGTTAGTGACAACGTGCGCGATGCGGTAAGGATATTGCAGACGCTACGCGACACGATCAAAGACCTAAAGGAAATGGCTGGCAGCATCATGCCTACAGCCAATCAGGCAGTCAGTGACGTAGATAAGCCGTGGAATCTGCTACGTCCTTCTAGGTGGCGCGGTAGCATGTAGAATGCTCGTGCGATCGGTGACATAGCTCAAAAATGGACTGACCTAAAGCAGCCGTTACCGCCAATCGAAGCTACTCGGACGAGCATCCCGAAGTATCTCAAGGCACCCGATGAGTGGGAGACAGGCGCAGCGCACATGCACGCGTATCAGACGGGTGGTATCGCCAAGACGCCTCAGATAGCCACGCTCGCGGAGCATGGGCCTGAGGCCGTCATTCCTCTGCACAAGCTGGCAGAAACAGCTACCTCGCAACGCGAGAACACCTTGGCTACACGCCAGAGCACCAAGGTCATGAGTTACCTCGCGGAGCAGATGACAAAGCTTGTGTCCTCAATGGAGCAGATGGTAACTGGCGCGACTGGATGGGGCGTAGGTGGCGGACGCTTCGGCGGTGGCATGTTCGGTGGGGCTGGCGCGGGTAGCTCATGGGGTCCTGCCGTGGAAGCGGGTAAGGCTGCCATCCGTGCTGGTGCTGGCGCACCTGGAGGCCCAGCTGGTGCACCTACTGGCGCATTGGTGGGTGCGCTCGCGGACGTTCGCAAGCAATACGCCGAGGAAGCAGCAAATCCAGCCGTGCAACGCGCGATGTTCCAGCGCATGTCTCAGGAAGTAGGGACAGGCACGAGTGCTAGGTCAGCAGCCGCACAGCAAGCCTTTCAAGAGGAACTGTTCAACAGAGCCGCAGCAAGGAAACAATCGCTCTGGCAAGCCATCAATGACCCGAGTTACTATCCTGAGCCTGTTTTCAATAAGAGTGTAAGTGCAGCTACCGCCGAGCGTTTCAAAGGATTGCTAGGTATCGTTCAGGCCGGCAGTAACATTTCCAACTTCTCCACGGGTAACGCGTCCTTGGGTGTTGGCTTCGGATGGGGTAGCACGCACGGTGGGGAACAAGTGGACTTTGGCGAACGCTTCGGTTGGGAGAAGCGCGATATGCCTTGGATTCAGCGGATGATTCAAATCGCCAAGGCGCAGAAAGCAGCGACCGGTGGGTCGCAGGTAGCCGCGAATAACACGCCACCGCGTTACCTTCGACGTTATCAGCAAGGTGGCATTGCACTTACTCCGCAGCTAGCCATGCTCGCGGAGAAAGGCCCCGAGGTAGTGTTACCTCAGGCGCATCCGTCACCGTTGCCTTCACCGCCGCCTGAGATAAAAGGTGCTCTTACGATAGGTGACTTATTGGCGAAGCTGCCACAGACAGGCGGAGCAGCCGGAGCGGTGGGTGAGAA